AACAGGACGGACTTTGCGCCGATGCCGGTCGCCGGCATGAACGGGTCCGTGAGGACCGGCTTCCCGAGGATCATGTCGGGGGCGCCGGCGACGAGGCCCTGCTGCCAGATGTACTGGCCCGTCGTGTCCTTGACCTTCCGGAGGGCGCCGACCGAAGTGTCCTTCATGAGCCATGCCGCGTTCGGAGCGTTGCGGTAGGCGGCGATCAGCGAGTAGTACAGGTCGATCAGGTTGTCGCCCGAGGGCACGCCGGCGACACCGGTCGGGGTCGTGACTCCCATCGTGGAGTCGAGGACGATCCCGCGCGGCTGCGAGGTGCCGGTCCCGACGACGAGGTGAGCGCCGAACGCGTTCCCGAGGGCCCGCCCGGTCTCCTCCGACAGGTAACCCATGAGGTCGACCGCGGAGTCGTCCACGAGCTCCCGGGAGACCTGGACCATCACGCCGTACTTGAACGCCGACAGGGACGCCTGAGCGAACGCCGGGTCCGAGACGCCGATCGCGGCGGCTTCGGCGACGAGGCCCGCCGTCGAGTGAGTCGTCGTCTTGGGGATCTGGATCGTCTCCCCGCCGGTCGTGTTGAGGACTCGCACTCCGGCCTGGAGGATCGAGGACGTCTCGATCATGTGCTGGAGGAGCTGGTCGTAGAAGTTCGTCGGGACCGTGTTCCCGCCGGCCTGCCCGGTGAGGCGGGTCAGCGACCGGAAATCGACCTTCCCGTTCGGCTTGACGTCGATCGCGCGAGGGGCTCCCGGGGCGCCGGTCAGCATCCCGCGGAGGGCGACCTCGTAGTCCGAGGCGGGACCGTCGCGGTTCTCGTCGTCGGGCTTGCCGTCGACGCGCTTCCGACCGTCGAGCGCCGCCATCGCGTCGTCGGTGGCCTTCGCGCGCTTCTCGCCTTCGATCATGGCGCCGATGCGCGAATCGAGGGCATCGATCTCCGCGTTGAGGGCGACCCATTGGGTCTCCTCCTCGCCGGAGAATGTACGATTCTCGTCCGCGGCGGCGTCAGACAGAGCGCGGGCCTGAGCGAACACGCTCGTCCTACGGTCGCGGAGCTTCTTTACAGCGTCACTCATTGAGGTGACCTTCCGGTGAGGGGGTGAGTTGTGACGTTGCGGGGCGGGGTTAGCCCGGGCTCGCGGGACGTGCGGTCTAGCTCGGAAGGTCGGGGGCGAGGTTAGCTCGAGCCCGTTCGATCCGTGATCGTACGATAAGCATATGACGCCGGCGACTACTTTCCGGCGTAGGGATCCTTTTCCTTCGCCATGAGCGCCATACGGGCGGCGGGACCGAACGTCCGCTTCTGCCCGGGGGCGCCGGCGCCGTCCGACTTTCGGAGGAACAGTCGGGAGATGTCGCGATCCACCTCGACCATTTTCCGGATCTCGTCCGGGTCGCCGTTGACACGCTTCGCGAGGGACCGGACGGCGGTCGACGTGTCCAGGTAGGCGGGAACGTTGACCGGGGCGACGTCCACGAGCTCGACTGAGCGGAGGGTCCGGGTCGGGAAATTGGTCTCATTGAGGCCCCACTCCTCGCCGTCCTCCCCGATCACGCGGAACGCGAACGAGGACTTCGCGACGTCGCCGCGCTCCACGAGCTCGAACACGTCGGCGCGAGACGAGGGGAGGTCCGCCTCGTAGACGAGTCCGATCTCGTCAATGCTGAGCCGGAGCGTCCGGGCGTTCGTGGTGCCGAGGAGCATCATGTCGTCGTGGTTGTAGCGGGCCATGACGCCGGGCCAGTCGTTACCCTTCGACCGGTTGAACGCGGTCGGAGCGATCACCTCCTGAAACCCGCCGAGGTTCTGCGACAGGGCGTTGAACTTCGCCGCATACCCGCCGATCGTCCGTCGCTCGGTGCCACTCCCGCGGACTTCTACCTGTCCCGGGGTGAAACGACGCTCTGAGTCTGTCACTGGATCCTCCGTATCGGCGTCACTCCGCCACTCGAGTTTGTTTCCTGCGGTTGTTCCGGCTGAGCTTGAGAGGTGGCCGCGGCCTTAGTTGCGTCCGCCTGGAGTTTAGCGGTCGAGGTGTATTCGTCCCCGCCGGGAATCGGGTCCTCGTCCTCCTGTCTGCGGATCTCGTTCACTGAGGCGGCGCCGACCTCGAGGCGGAGCTTGTTCACGTCCCACCGGGTCCGGAGGTCGGCGCGGATCAGGGCGTCGCCGTTGAACTTGAGATATTGACCGCGCGGAATGCAAGCGGTGAACGCGGACTCGAGGATCTCCAGCCACGGGCGAACGGTGAACATGAGGAATTGAATTTGAGCCTGCTCGACGTTCGCGTAGGTGTTGCTCGAGCCGGACTCGCCGCCGATCATGTCGGGCGGGACGCCGTAGATAGCCGCGATCTGATTCGCGGTGAGCTTCATCGTCCCGATGAACTGCGCCTCTTCCGGAGGGACAGTGATCGGGTTGTAGGTCCAGTCCTTGCCGTAGACGATCGGCTCGCGGGTGCGGATCGAGGAGGTGAGCCGCGACTTGATTATCTGAGCTTCGGTCTGACTGACTACCTTTTCCTCGTTCTTGAATGTGCCCGGGGGGAACCCGCCGGCGTCGAACCATTCCGCCGTGTAGGACTGAGCCGAGAGGGCGATCCCGAGCGTCGCCGCGAACGCGCCGATCGGGGACAGTCCGACCCTCGAGCCGGCCTGAGGGAACCGGGGTACGTGAATCATGTCCTCACGTGGGACCTCGCGGCCCCGAACAAGCCACCCGCCACGAGCTCCGGGACGGTTGTCCGGGGCGACCTCGTTCGGGTGGAGCCAATCCACCTGAGACGGGTAGGCAAACCCGTCGCGGGCGACGATATAGCCGTAGGCGTTCCCGCGGATCCCCATAGACGTAACGCACTGGTACAGCCACGGGATGAGCTGCCCAGCCTCGTCCAGGACGTCGAACAGGGGCGGGAGCTTGCCCATCGCCACCCGGTCGCCGCCGAGCTTCCGGTAGGGCTTGAGCGGGAGTGTCGCGATCGAGTCCGCGAGGAGCCGGTTCGCGGCGTAGACCGGCCCGAGACTGAGCGCCTTCTCCGCCGACACGTGAGGCGTCGAGGACAGGGCGCCGCCGTAGTTGAACGGGACCTGATCGCCCCACAACGTCTCCGGGGTGATCGTGCGGAGCTCCTCCGACGAGGGGAGTCCGAGCCATGAGCCGAGCGTGTCGCGGAGCCGGCTCATCGCTTCTCGACCCCGGGGAGCCGGGCCTCGGTGCTCTCCGCCGCCGGGGGCCACGAGCTGTCGCGCCCTGGAGGGCCTGCCCGGTCAGGCTTGAACCCGGCGGCGCCGAGGAGCTGCTCCAGGGCCTCCGTCGTGATCTCCACGACGCCGGGCCGGTCCTCCTCGACCTCGAGCCGGCGACCGTCCGGGGAGATCCACGCGTTCCCGCTCACGGGATTTCCTCGACCACGGGCGGGGGCCACCCTTCGGGGGCCGGCCACTGATCGAACGGGAGGTCCTCGACCTGGACGTAGTTCGCCCGGCGGAGCGCCGCCTCGAGGTCCGCGGTCGGGACGCTCGTCACGCCGTCTCCGAGGATCTGCACAAACCCGGGCTCGTCCTCGACCACGACGAGCCGGTCCGCTCCGAGCGGGGTTTGCCACTGAGAATTGCTCACGAGCTGCTCCTCGAGCTCCAGCGGAGACACAAATCGACGTTCGTCACAAGGTCGCCGGACCACGCCTCCTCGCGGATCCTCACGAGGTCGTCCTCCGTGAGCTCGTGTCCGCGGAGTCGGGCCGTCGAGGAGTTGCTCACGAGGAGCACGTTCCGAGGTGACAAGGCGAGCTCGTCCGCTTCGGCTTGCGCCTCCGCGAGGGTCGGCGCGACGATAACCGTCCGGCGGTTCGTCATGCGGGGAGCCCCCTCCGGGTCAAAACACGCTGTCGAGAACATCATAAGCGGCGGCGATCTCGGAGGTGACGAACCATGCGGCGCCGGTGACCGCTACAAGCGAGCATATATCCACCGGTGATCCTTTCCGGTTCCACACGTAGGCGTCGAGGTTCGGTCGCGTGACCGCCGTCCCCGCGGCGACGTTGAGCATAGGTTGTCCACGGTGCCGGACCCGGAGCTCGCGAACCATGTCGTAGAACGCTCCCGTGGCCGCGCCGAGGTCGGCGCCTTTCCACTGAATCACCCGGACACCGGCCTCCTCGAACGGCTCCACGAGCGACGACGCCGGCGCCCCGTTCGCCTGAATCACGACGCCGGCGTTCCGGAGCCGGGCGTCCCGCTCCGGCGACTGGAGCCACGGGAGGACCCAATCCGTCCCCACACTGGAGGCGATCACCTCGACGTGAACCTTCCCGTCCTCGCGGATCCCGGCGAGCCCGATCGCCGCCGTCGACCGATCCCACGACACGTCGACCGACAGGGCGATCGGGGAGCCGGCCTTCGGTGCAGAGTCCGGGTCCTGGCACGCCTCCCACGTGCCGGCGGGGAACGGACCCTCGAGGGTCCCGTCGCTCCACTGACATAGGGCCTCTGTCCGGAACACCCATTCGGGCTCCGAGCTCTTGCTGATGAGCGTCCGCTCCGTGATCCTGCCGTGTCCGAGAGACGGGTTCGCCTGAGCCCATCCCTTCCGGTCGCGGATCGGGCACCCGGGCGGCGCGCTCCACTCGAATATGCCGAGCGAGTCGTCCTCGACGTCCTCCAGCTCGTCCAGGGCCTCGCCCTCGAGGGTCGTCCCCTGCCTCGCCTGCTCGAGGAGGAGGGACGGGTCGTCGGCGGCGTTGATCCCGTCCGGGTCTCCGAGGACGGCGTGAGCCTTCTTCCGGAGGTAGCGGAGGACGACGGACGTCGAGTCGCCGGCGTTCGACAGGGCCCATATCTGAGCGTTAGGTCGGGCGTTCGTCGTCCCGGTGATCGCCGCCCACGCGTCCCATGACTGATGTTCGCGGAGCTCGTCCAGAATGATGAGGTCCCCGGTGAGCCCCCGCCCGGCGCGGCGGTTCGCCGCCTTCACCTTGTACCGTTCGCCGGCGGTTATCCCGCCCGACCTGGAGGCGGGGAGGAGCCGAATCGTCTTATTGCCGTTGACGAGGATCGGCTTGTCCATGAGCTCCGCCAGCTCCGGAGTGTCCTCGATCAGGGCGAGGGCGCCCTCCCACGTTTCCGTCGCCGTGTCGAGGTCCTGAGCTGTCCCGAGAATGAGCCGGGTTCCCATGACGTAGAGGAAGAATAGGGACAGGACTTGCGAGAGGGTGCTTTTGCCGTTCTGCCGGCCCACGAGGACGACGACGTTCCGGAACCGGAATGTCCCGTCCGGGCGGAGCTCGAGGGCGTGGATCAGGAGCCATTTCTGCCACGGGTCGAGCTCAATCCCGAGGACCTCGGAGGCGAACCTGATCGCCCGGTAGCCGAGCGACGTCGCCGGCGAGATCACGTTCCCAAGCGGACCGATCACGTCGTCGTGGAGCTCCACGAGCGGCGGCGTCCAGATACGGGGAGTCTCGGACCCGATGAGCTTTTTCTGCTGGAGGTCGAGCGGCATAGCTAGCTAGCTGCTGAACTGCGAACGCCTTCGCGGATCGCGTGGAGCTTCCCGGACGGTCGCCCGCCGGGGTTCTGCTCGAGGAGGCGCCGGCCCGCCGGGGTGAGCCCGAGGGCGTCGAGGTACTTGAGGAACGTCGGGAGGGTCACGTTGTCCAGGGACCGCCCGCGCTTCTCGTCCTGGAGCTCGCCGTCCTCGGTCACGTGCGGCTCGAGGTCACGCATCTGATCTATCTTCTCCGCGAGGATCCGAGCGGCCTCCACGGCGGCTCCGTCGACCGCTCCGAGCTTGTCGCCGGCGGCGGACACGGCGGCATTGAACGCGGCGAGGGTCGCGCCGGGTTCCTGCCAGTAGGGCTCCGCCATGCCGACAAGCGTAACCCTCACGCCTTCGCGGCCTCGACCTCCGCCGTCGAGGTGCCGGCGGCGAGGTTGAGCCGGGCGACGAGCTTCGTCGCGCAATCCACGTAGGCGGCGGTCCCGCGATGCCCGGAGCTGTGCTGGCACTTCACGACGTCTCCGTTCCGGAGGGTTACTGTCACCTGGAGCCCGACCCACGAGACACGCGCCCCGGCGGAGTGAACGATGCGCGCGGGGGCGAGCTTGACGGGGGCGAGCTCCGGCTTCCGGTTCGTGTTCATGTATCAATTATGACATGGCAGGACTGAGCACGTCAACAGGGGAACGCGACGAGTCCCCGCCTCCAGGGAATTGAGGCGGGGACTCGAGGTGCGGTGTTCTAGCTGCGGTTCACATGACGGGCTCCTCTGTTGGGCGACATGTCGTCTCGACTGTTGCGTTCGACGGGTGAGGCTAGCCGGGCCTCATAGGCGCCTCCTGTCGGAGGGTAGGTAGGCGGAGGTGGAGGATCAGTGGATTCGACCGTAGGTCACCCGGCGGCGACCGTCGCCCCGGAGGACGGCGGCGCGGCGGCGGGCGATCTCCTCGAGGGCGAGCGGGCCCTCGATTGCGAGACGCTCGCCGGCGGCGAGCCGGGACGCCTTCATCGTCTCGAGGAGTGCCGAGGGGAGCCCGACGAATCCGGGGATCTTGCCGGCCTCGAGTTTTGCGATCTCCTCACGGGCCTTATCCGGCTCGCCGGCGGCTTCGGCGGCGAGAGCCTCGAGGTCCAGGTTTGAGAGGGCGGCGATCTTGGTCGCGGTGCGTGCTGTCGTGTTCATGTATCAATATTAACATGGCACGATTGCCACTGTCAAGCGGATACGCGATATTCGTCAGGACGAGTTTCGGACCGCCGCCCGGACCCTCGCCGCCTCCTCCGGAGATAGCCGAACGACGAGGGTCACGGTGAGCACTCCGCCGGCGGTCGCGCGGCCCTGCTCGAGCTCGAGCTCCGCGAGGGTCACGGTGTCCCCCCGGGCCCCGGTGAGCTCGGACACGACGCCGGCGAGGCCCTGGACGCGCTCCGGGTGCCGGGTATGCGTGAGGAGGCTCATCCGTGATCCGTCCCCCGTGGTCGCGCGCCGGCCTCGAGCTCCTGTCGGCGCCGGAGCTCCCGAGCCTCCCGGCGGTACTGGAGGACGGTCCTCGTCGCCGCAGAGCCGAGCCGGACGCCGACGAGGATCACGAACAGTCCCCACACCGGGACGTCGAGCGGGGACGTGAGGAACTCGATCACGGCGCGTCCACCTTCCGGCCCATGAGGACGTCCAGGTCGAACGCGGAGCCGAGGGCGTCCGAGATCGTCCTGTCCGGTCCCTCGAGGCCCTCGAGGGTGCCATGCTTGACGAGGGCGTAACGCTGGATCGTCGCCGTCCCTCGCACGTAGGACGCGCCGAGCGAGGTCACCCGCCACACGCCGTCGCGCCCGCCGTCCGCGCGGCGCCCGAATGAGGACTCGAGGAGCCCGAAGTAGTGGAGGGTCGACTCGTCCCGCCCGGGGATATCGAGCTCCCGGAGGAACGCGGGGAGGTCGAACCAATCGGTCCCGAACCGGCGGTAGGCGGCGATGAGCTTCCGGGCCTGCGACGAGTTGACGGCGCGCCGGTAACGGCGG